GTGGCATGGCTACCGCCTATTGCTTCTTTTTTTACAATTGTTTGGATGGGTATTCGTATTTACGAGTCCGACACAATACAACAACTTATAGGTAAAAAATAATGTCAATCATCACTGCGCTTATACAACCAGTAACTAACCTTCTTGATAAGGTAATTCCTGACGCTGATACAAAACAGCGTATAGCGCATGAGATTGCAACAATGGCAGAGTCACACGCACACGAAATAGCTAAGGCACAGATTGAGGTAAACAAAACTGAAGCAGGAAACAAAAACTTATTTGTCGCAGGTTGGAGACCCGCTGTTGGTTGGGTATGCTGTTTGGGCATGGCAGGTAACTTCTTGGTCATACCGTTGGCAAACTTTACGCTTGCTTTATCCGGTTCTTCAGTGGTGGTTCCCCTTATAGATTTGTCAACCATGATGCCCGTACTAATGGGTATGCTAGGCTTAGGTGCGTTACGTACAGTAGAAAAAACAAAGGGAGTTAAATAATGGCATTGCCTAAACCAGACCCCCAGAGATACAGAGGTGGTTCAACAAGCCGCCTGTACAAAGAAGACCTACAGGCTTGGCAGGGCTCTCAGGAGCCTACAGTAGCTCCTGCGGGTCAGGAAAATATAGTTAGTCTATCTAGTACGTTTGATACTGAACCAGACCCTTTTGCACCAGAGCCTATAGAAGAGTATGGTGCAGGCTCAGGATACCGTGGTGAGCCTGACGTAGAACCTGTAGCTACGGCGACAGGCTATAGAGAAACAGGAGACACTACCACGACTTCTGACCCGTTTGCAGATTATGCGAGAGCGTCCAAAGAAGGTAGTGAGTTTACTGCAAGCTATAGTGAAGACCCTGAAGGCTACTCAGATGCTTTAGCAAGCAGCGGTTTGCCGTACATGGACTACACTGACGAAATGATGCAAGATGTTAGTTTCATGCAACCCACAGACCAACAGCTTGTAAGTGGTACGTTTGGTGGTCGTTTAATTAGCGGAGATACTGAAGAGTACGAAAGAGCTTTCACGTATAACGAAATGCTTAATAGAGGTCTTGATGAACAGACAGCTAGAGAGTGGTATGATTCAGGAGATGACGCTAACGCAGCCTATACTTTAATAGCTGACAACTTTTTATCTAAACAAGAAAACTTTATAACCGCTTTAGACAGTTTAAAAGAAGAAGGCAACGTAGGTGAATTTACACAGCAATATAAAAACTCAGACTTTTCTGGTAAAGTGTCTTATCTTCATAACTTGTATAAAAATGAAGAGATTAGTAAAGAAGACTATGAAGCTGCGTGGCGTAACGAATATAATTTAGACCAAGCAAAAAAGGGAACTAATAAGTTTCTTTTTGAAATACAAGCGCCGCGAGGCTCTGATAAAATAGACAGTATTTATAGAGACCCTAATGCTGTTGATTATAAAGCAGGGGATTCTATATTAGTAGTAGGCAATCCTGACGACCCTGAAAGTTGGGGTGTAGCTTTTAAAGATTTTTACTACCCTAAAGAAGCTAACGCAACACAGCAACTTCAATACTTTGATAGGATGGCAGTTACTAACGAGCCTATTCCTGAAGCGTCAGAGTGGGTAACGTTTAGAGATGAGTTTCTTATTCCTAGCGCTCGTCTTGTTTTGTCTGCCATGACAGGAGGCACTTCTGAGCGACTGTACTCTGCTGTTAAACTAGCAACAGGAGAGACGCTTCACGGTTCGGACTGGGCAAACTTAGCTATAGCAGGGCTAGAAAAAACAGGAACAATTAAACCCCCTGTTGACCCCAACAGCGACATAGTAAACACACTTGGCGGTGGAACAGTTGGCTCAACAATGACCGATAACCTATTAACAGGTTTAGATGGCGCATTGTCTTCTACTGATATGGTAGACGGGGTTGGTTTATTTGGCTTAGACTACGGGACAACTGTAAACGTTATTGAAGCTATTGGTAGTAAAGACCCTGTTAAACTTGTTACGTCGCTTGTACCTACAGATACTATTTCAGGTGTCTTGGAAGGTTTAGGACTACCTGAAGACCTTGCAACCGACCCTGACGTTATTGAGGGTATTAAGACAGGTGTGACTACTGTTCTTAACGGAGGCGACTTAGAAGAAGGCTTAAAGGACGGTCTTGTAGAATATATAACTGAAGGCGGTAGTTTTGGGGACGCACCGGACGTTGACTTAGGTGTCATCGAAGATGTACTTAAACCCCTAGTTGACCCCTTGTTGACTGTAGCGGAAACGGTAGGTGGAGTCGTAGAAGATTTAGTATTAGACCCCGCTAAAAAACTTGTAGAACCCGCAGTGGACTTAGTAGAGAAATACGCTCCTTTAATTGAAGACACAGTTAGGGACGTAGGGTCGGCTATTGACGACGCAGCTATTGAACCTGCTAAAGAGTTTGTTGAGTCTATTGAAACACCTGACTTACCGGAAGTAGACTTACCGGAAGTAGACTTACCAAGTATAGACTTACCAAGTATAGATTTAGACTTAGACTTACAGCTACCTCGCATAGCTATGCCGTCAGCAACACGTACTACTGATGGTTTGTTTGGTAAAGAGTTGTTTAGGTTTCAGACAGAGATTGGTGTAAGTCCTCAAGCTCCGTTGATACAAGCGCCTACTAGACGTAGCGCACAGGTGCAGCAACAACAGCCACAACCAAGAGAGCAGTACGTTGATTTATTTGATGACCCTTTTGATAACCCCTTTGCACGGAAGGTATAAACTAAGATGACATATTTAGAAGCAATTAACAAAGTACTGCGAAGACTACGGGAGGACGAAGTATCGTCACCTGACTCTTCAGCGTACTCTAAACTTATAGGTGAGTTTGTAAACGATGCTAACCGTCTTGTAGAGGATTCTTGGGATTGGACAGTATTAAGAGACACCAGTGTTGTTAGCGGTATTACAAACACTACAACTACATTTAGTCTTTCAGGAGTTACTGAACAAGACAAGATTTTAGGTGTTTACAATATCACGGACAATGTGGAAGTTAAACAAGGAACTCAAGCAGGTTTGTATAACTCAACTAACATTCTGGAAGCACCTAGAGGTCGTCCCGATAATTACGTTACTTTAAACCAAGACACAAACGGACAACTACAAGCACGTTTTTATCCTGACTCTGACGGCTCAAGGGTTGTTTTGTTTAATTACGTAGCGCGTACACCTGAGCTTACATCCGGCACAGATAGTATTCAAGTACCTTCTAATGTTGTTGTTCAGTTTGCTCAGGCTATGGCTGCTGAGGAGCGTGGTGAGACTGGTGGTACTTCCTCTAGTAAACTGTACGCTATTGCCCAGTCGTCGTTGTCTGACGCTATTGCTATTGACGCAGGACGTGTCCCTACAGAAACAGTGTGGTATGACGTATGAGCCAACAATTACAACCTTTAACAGTAGCTGCACCTGCATTCTTCGGTTTAAACACCGAGGAGTCACCCGTGGGCATGAGTCCTAACTTTGCGTCCGTTGCTGATAACTGTGTAATTGATAAGCGTGGGCGTATTGGTGCGCGTGAGGGCTACTCAACCGTAACCACTAACGGGTCTTCAGTTCTTGGCAGTAGCCGTGGTATTGAGGCTGTGTTTGAGTTTACGTCCTTTGCAGGAGTAACCACAGTATTCTCTGCCGGTAACAATAAGATATTCACAGGGACAACTACCCTGACTGAAGTAACACTTCCCGGTGGTTACACTATTTCAGCAAACAACTGGAAGATAACGTCCTTCAACAATGACGTATATTTCTTTCAGTCAGGCCACGCGCCTCTAAGGTCAGCAGCGGGTAGCACTACACTTACAGAGGTAAGCGGTGCGCCTCAGGCTAATGAGGTGTTGTCAGCGTTTGGTCGTCTTTGGGCGGCTGACGTGGTAGGAGACAAGCACACTGTACACGTTTCTAGTTTATTGAACGGTACACAGTGGTCAGGCGGCAGCAGCTTCTCTATAAACATTACTCAGTTCTGGCCTGAAGGCTACGACGAGATTGTAGCGTTGACAGAGCATAACGGCTTGTTTATTATCTTTGGTAAGCACTCCATGTTGATTTACGATGGAGCGCAAGGAGGCGCAGGTTCTGCTTCCACAGGTGACCCTGCTACCGCTGATGCTACTATATTCCTAAAGGACACCGTAGAGGGCGTAGGATGCATTGAGAGGGACTCTGTGCAGGCTACTGGTAACGACATACTGTTCCTGTCTAATCGCGGTGTAATGAGCTTAGGGAGGCTTATACAGGAGAAGTCATTACCTCTGCGTGATGTTAGTAAGAACGTACGTACTGACATGATGGAGCTTGTTAAGTTTGAGTCGCAGCCTATCAAAAGTATTTATAGTCCTGACCACGCTTTTTACCTCCTGACGCTACCGTCTAGTAATACTGTTTATTGCTTTGACGTTAGAGCGCCTTTGGAGGACGGTTCGTTCCGTGCTACTACTTGGTCAGGCTTTATACCACTGTCATTTGGTAACATATCAGGTAACGGGTTTTACGCAGGTTTGTCCGCAGGTC